TGAAGCCTACGGCCCGATGTATTTCAAGATGATGAACCGCGTCTTGTACCACCGCAAGTATGGCTCTGGCAAAATCGAAGTCAGCCCGTGGGACGTATCCCAGAGGCCGACTGGCACCCAGTCTTACAACACGGGGAGATAGCGAGTGTCTACGACTTACGCGCCCAGTGGAGTAAAGGTTAAAGTTTACCCATATGAAGACTTCCAAGGCATCGACGCTAGTCGAGACATTGGTGCGCTCGACACGGGTAAGAAGCAGCATATGTTCCGCATCCAAGACGGCTATGCCGACTGGCGCGGCACAATGGTTCGCGACCCCGGAGCGGTTAGTCGCAGCGAAACCAACAAATACATTAAGCACCTAAACTTCTTTGGCCGAGACTTAGCCGTCTGGGCGCAGATAGATGGCGGCGGAACTACCCTCAAGTCTGAGCGTGGTCACATAAAGCCAGAGGTTTACCCAATATCCGCAGTCGTTACATCCACCATCTTTAACAACAAGGTCGTCTTCGCTTCCCGCGACTACGGCATGTATCAGTACGACGGCTTTAAGTGGGGCGACATTACAGCGAACAGCGACCCCCGCCCTGCTTTCTGCGTTTCGATCCAACGCCGACTAGCAATCGCAGGCATGCCCGGAAAACGTACAGTCATAGACTTTAGTCGTGTGGACGCCGAAGACATCTTTACGTTTGACGAAGACGCTACTTCCTCATCCGTACTAAAAGGCGCTGATATCGACGTGGGAAATATCATCGGCACCGCTGATGAGATAAAAGGTCTGGGCGTATTCGAGAACACCCGTTTGGCGGTGTTTACAAACGACAGGACCGTAGCCTACGACATCCATCCCGACTTCACACAGTGGCAGATCGTGGACAAGATGAACGTCAACATCGGCTGCATCTCACACAACACGATTAAGAACGCTGGATCAGATTTAATGTTCTGTTCACGCGATGGCGTCCACTCGCTTCGCCGCTCAGAAACAAACGGTGTGACGCTCTACACCATCCCAATGTCAAACAAGATCGACTTGACCTATCGCAAGCTACTGAGCCACGTCGATAACCACGAAACAATCAGCGCGTTCTTTGACCAAGACGAAGGCCAGTACCATATATTCTTCCCGTTCTCCAATCAGATAACCAAGAGACTAACGCTATCTCTAAACCCTATGAAGGGCGGCGAAAGCAAATGGTCAACTGGTGAGTTTCTAAACGCATCATGCGGCAGGCAGCTTGGCGGCGTAACTTTGATCGGAACCCCCGGAGGTATCTGGAACAGAAGCCACGTCGAAGACTTGGTAACGCACAGCCCCGAAATGATCGTCGATACACCAATCTTATGGCAGGGCGCGATCAACGACACCAAAGAGAGCTACAGCTTTATCTTGCAAGCGACAGGGAAAGGCGAGTTACAGATTGAAGCCTTTGACGAACGAGGTCGCTACCTCTCAGCAATGCAGTTCCTTATCGAAGGCGACGGCGCAGAAAACAAATTCCCAGACGTTCCGCTCAACAGACAATACGAGCGCAAGTTTGAGCACAGATATCGAGGCGTTCAGTTTCGTTTCACCACTAAAGGCAAGGGGCTGTTGAAAATCATCGGCTTCGCCGTGACCGTTAGGAGTTAGAAAATGGCACGACTTAGACAGCAGCACCCCCAGAATTACGTGAACTCTGGCAACATTCACACGGACTTTGAGAACGTCATTAGATACCTCAATACAGCCGAGCTTGGAGACAAGACGCTTGCGGAATTGATGGCTACCATCTTTAACGAGCAAGGTGTGTTTGACGGTCCTGTTCAAATGCGCCTAGACGCCACGGCGGGCATCCAATACCGCATCGGACAATACGCTGGTGCGGAAACGGGCTGGGTAACAATCGCAGATGTGTCTACTTTCCGAGGAACAGCAGGCGCATCGGTCGGTAACGTCGAGGGTCCATTCTTCTTTGGCCGTGCCGACATCCTGATTGGTGGAGCCTTGACTGCTCTTAGCGTAACCGCTGGTGGCGCGAACTACGCAACCGTTCCAACGGTCACAGTTTCAGCACCCCAAGAAACTACAGGCACGACGGCGACTGCAACCGCAACGATTTCTGGCGGGGCAGTTACGGCAATTACATTAGTAGGCGCTGGGTCTGGATACACAGCCGCACCGACAGTCACCATCACAGGTGGTAGTGGATCGGGTGCAACTGCGACAGGTGCAGTCGGCGCAGCCAATAGTGTGCTGGCCTATTCGTTCGACCCCTCTACAGAAAACATTGTGGTGTATCGCAACGGCTTGCTTCTGCACGATACGACGACTGCAAGCACCGCAGCCCAGTACACATTCAACGCGACTGCCAACACGATCACTCTTGCGACAGCAAGCCCAGCCGTAGCTCTTGGTGACAAGATCAGCGTCTACTCAATTCGCGCTCAGTCGGTCACGAACTTCCGTCGTGTCGATAACGAAATCTCTGGCTCGACTACACTGGTGTCGTTCGTTCACACCGACGACGAGAAAATCCTAGTCTGGCGAAACGGTATCCTTCAGCAGCCCGGAGGCAGCGCAGATTATCTGTCTTCGTCCACCTCTGACACAATCACGTTCGTCGATACTTCAAACCAGCTAACTACTGGCGACAAAGTCACGATTATGACTGTAGAGAACCAGTCATTAAAAACCGTGGCTGGCATGATGTTCGAGGACGAATACACCAATGCGTCGGGCTTCATCAACTTTGGAAAGATCGCGGTACTCGACAACGAAATTCCACAGTCGAAAGTTAGCGCCTTGGCAACCACTCTGGTTAATAAAGCTAACATTGTTTACCAGCAGGCTACCCCGACTAGCCCGCAGACGGGCGACTTGTGGCTAGATACTTCTCTCGCCCCAGCTATCCTGAAATTCTACGAAGGAACGCAATGGTTAGAGACTTCGCCGGAAAGCTCTCTGCCTACGTTTGTGCAGACGAACGCTAACCAATACGTGCGCGTGAACGGCACAGGCACAGGCTTGCAATACGGCGACATCGACTTCTCGTCCGTCGTACCCAAGACTTACATGGGCGCAGCTAACGGCGTGGCTACGCTGGACAGTTCAGGCAACCTTCCCGTCACGCAGCTCCCCGAAACATTCTCGACTGTTTCGATCCCGTTTTTCTCTGTTCACGAAGACAGCAGCGCGAACATTGGCAACAAGACTTACTACCTGTCACGCATCTGGAAACAGACAATTCGCATAGACGGCATAGCGTACAAGCTATCGTCTGGCACTTGCACCCTACAGCTATCCGTCGATGGCACGGCAGTGGGCGGCACGTTCTCTGCGACTAGCAGCTTGCAGTCGGACAACATTGCGACGGTTATTGAGATTGACGGTACAGTCGCTTCTAAACGCATAGAACTTATCGTGACCAACAACTCATCAGGCCAGAGCCTAGAAGTCGTAGTCGCGGCAGCAACAGTCAACGTGTAAGGAGAAGTATCATGGCAGGTTATTTCAATAAGCCCGATGAAAAAATGAGAACTGTCGGCTTGGAAGGCTTGGGCGCTTTCCTTAAAGGCAAGATACCAAAGAACGCTGGCCTAGACCGAGAAGAAATAGTGCGCCTGTTCAACCGCAACATGGCGCACAGGGGGCAAGCTGCTAATCGTCCAGAAGATCACCAAGCCGCATTGGACGCGGGCAAGTCTCCCGTGCAAAGCCAGTTCCCAAGGGGAATTTTGGACTTTGGGACTGGCACCCCTCCTGACACGTCCTTGCCTGAGATGTTTGGCACGGCTCGCGACCCAGACAGCTTTGACCGCGACGACTTAGAGCGCAATGACCGCATGCACGACAACGCTATGCGCGGTGGCGACGACACGTTGTCGTACACTGAGAGCGGCGATATTGTCATTCCTAGAAAAGCAGCGGAAGCAAACCCCGCACTTGCTATGGCCGCAATGAAAGTTCTCGAAGACATGGGGGCGAACCCTGCCCAGTACGTCGCAGGCTCACCCGAAGGCAGCTACAACCCAGAAACGGGCGCACAAGAATTTGCATGGTACGACGATATTTTTAAGTACGGTTCAATGGGCCTAGATAAAATCGCCAATAGCACTTACGGCCAAGCCGCGATGTCTGGCCTTGGTTCCGCAGCGGCGTCTAAATACCTCTTTGGGCAAGACACCAAGACTGCACTTTATACAGGTGCAGGGTCGGCTCTTGGCTATGGCGTAGGTAACTATTTGCAAAAACGCAATAACGCAAAAGCCAATACGCTAGATACAACCGATCCGAAATACGAAGAACTAGACACAAACGCGGTCATGGACACACAAATGACGGGGACGAACTCAGACGGTGAAAGTGTCTTTGGCTTTAACGACTTGAAGACCGCAGCGGGCGGCGTGTACGACAATCTAAGTTCAAAAGGATTGAAGTATGCGGGTTATGGTGCGGCTGCTGGCCAGCTTTTGGCACCCATCCCAAAGAAGTTTTCGCCTGCCTTAAACATCGCTACGCCCACGCCGACTAGGATGCCCGCTATCGCATCAATGTCAGACTTTGAAGACCAGTTTGTGCAGAACCAGAGGGCCAACCTTTCTGCAACTATTCCGCCGCCCGCGCCTATCGCGCCTGTTGTGCCAGTCGCAATGCCGCAAGGCGTGACTTACCAAGACCGCGTTCGTGACAGGGAAACTGGCGAGTATCGTTATACAGGCGCGTCCAACCCCTCAGATCAGAGCGCGTTTGGTCGAGCAGTTAGAGGAACCAGTCGGCGCAGAGGTTTAGGTTTTGGCAATAGCATAATGGTATGACGGAAACCGTCAGGCCAGCAGCGGCGAAAGACTTAAAGAATTGTGTAGCCCTTGCCTTAGATATGATTTCTGAGGGCTACTACAAAGACTACGACGTGAATGAAGGCGACATGCTAACGCACGCATTGTTGACATACCATGAGCCAGATTGGCTATTCATGGTTTACGAGAAGGAGGGTAAGGTTGTGGGGTTTTTTTCGGCGCAGATAACTAAGACCTTCTTTGGATCAGACTTAGTGGCAGAGCAAAAGCTAATGTATATCGACCCGTCGCATCGCGGCGGCATTAAAGCGCCGATGGCTTTCATGCGAGGGTTTAGAGACTGGGCAGCGGCCAACAAATGTAAGGGCGCGTTCTTTGCGCCGACTGTCTCTGTTCGCACAGGATTTGACGCGATCGCAAAAAGACTTGGCTACGATTTCGTTGGCCCAATGTACGGGATCAAGCCATGATTAAAGTACGACTAATTGAGTTTGAAGATATAGCAACGCTCGCTGAGATGGGTAAGTATATGCACGCCGAAGGTGTGTTCAACAAATCCGACTACGACGTAAAAAAAGTTACAACAATGCTAACAGATTATTACGCTGATGGAGATAAGCTATCTCTAGTCGCGGTAAACGAAGATGGCATAGTCGGCTGGTTTCTAGCGAGCCTATCAGCACATTACTTTGGCGCGACGAAGCTCGCCGTCGAGCAGTGTATGTATATTCACCCATTACATCGCGGGTCATCAGCGGCAACACGTTTTATGAAAAAGTTTGAACATTGGGCGCGGTATATGGAAGCTGAAGCGATGTTGTTTATGCCCTGTAATAATGGCGTGGATGACCGATGGGACAAGTTCGCAAAACGATTTGGATACACTCAAACTGGCTATATTTTCACGAGGAATGTTTAGATGTGTTTCGGTGGCAGCGAAGAAAAAACAAGTGACCAGAATGTGGGTGGAAACCCCGACATGAAAACAAGCGTGATGCCAAAGCTAAGGCCACGTACTGTTACCTATCCTGAGATAATGAACCCTGCCGCTGAGTTTCAAGGCGATACTGGGTCGGACGACTACACCACCTACCAGTTAAAGCGTGCGGGCTACGACCCCGGCGGTCACAAAGGCGTAGTCGATCGCTATGGTAACGCAGTCCTAGACGGCAACAAAAACCCTGTCTTGTCTGGCACTTATGCGAACATAGAAGACAAATCATCAGATAATTATCAAAGCTCGAATGATTACAATATTGCCCGTGTGTCTGCCGTCGAAAAATTTAAGGCAGCGCAAGCGGGAGCAACGGAGAACATTAGCCCCGCGCTGATAGCGGCTGGCCTTGGTACGAGCCAGTTTGGCTTGCAGGATGGTTACAGCCTTACAAACGCGGAGTACGGGACAGCAGCGGCCACGAAAGAACAGCAGCTTGCATACACAAAGATGCTCGCGTCAGCTATGCGAGATAGTTATCTTGGCACCAATGTCCGAAGGTTTCCCGAAGCCACTTTTGACGATCCGCTTGGCACGTCGTTGGCCAACACGCTTAACGGAACATACCTTGGGTCCGACTTTTCGATGGATCAGCAGCGGGCGAACTTTGAAAGGTTATCTTCTGCCTACAACCGTGGGCCGTTCAGGTCGAAACTTGAGGCAGATGCAGCAGGCAACGTCGGCACTTCGACTTGGGGCCAAAGGTTCGGCGGCGGGTTAGCCAATATCATTGAAGGCGTAGTGTTGGGCGGTGTCTTAGGCCCAATTGGCAGCGGGCTTGCAGTTGGGACCGACTACAACACTATGGATAATTACGGCACACCAGTCGATGGGTATGGGACAGGCACCACTAGCACAGCCTCTTTCGATATGAAGAACATGCTCGGTGGCGTTGCGGGTGATGCGCTCGCGGGGTACGCGGCCCCGAAGGTTGGGCAAGCAATATACGAAAGCACAGGTAGCGTAGGGCAAGCCACAATGGGCGCGGTCGGAACAGGCATCATAGCGTCAGAGCAAGGCGGCGGTGCGATTGGTGGCATGCTGTCTAATGCTTTCGGTCTTTCTCCCAAGATTATGAGCAGCGACATCAGGCAACCATTCGAGCAGCAGCAACAACCGCAAGAGCCAGAGGGCGGTTTCGGGGCAAGTCTTTCAGACGGGCAAAGCAACTCATCGGTAGCCCCACAGGCACCATCCGTCGCCCCAGCGGTTTCCACGCTAGACAACTCAGGACTAGCGGCCACCTCAACAGACGTAGCCGCAGCCCCGTCCGACTTCGACTATCAAGCGTGGCTATTGGCCAATGCAAAGCGGGCAAACCCTAATTCTGGCCAGCCCGTAGACTTGGCGGGCAACTCGCAGAACACCTCATCTAACAACCCATTGTTCAACGCACAGCCAAACTTGAATGGAGTGCGATACTTGCAAGGGGGTGGGACGAACAGAACCTATGGAACTGCTAGTATGGCCCCAGTCAACAGCATGCAGCAGCGACGTAGTACACGTCGAGCAGGGTTAAACGACAAGCGCGTAGGCGTGATCATAGGATAATAGGAGAAGACTTATGGGTGGATTTGGCGGCGGCGGCGGAGCACCAGCGGTTACAGCAACACCAGCGGTTACACCAACACCAGCGACGACAGGCCCGACTGTGCCAGACGGCAGCATGGCTCAGACGTTTATCACCAATAACTACGGTGAAACGCCTGACATTCAGGCCGACTATGTTCGCAAGGAAGGCGCGGCGGCAATTCCAGGTATGGGAGAAGACGACTTAGCTGCTGTGCTTGGCGGCGATGGCATGAACCAGATGTTCCAACCCTTTGCAGAACAGCGTGGCGGTGCATCATTTCTAGGCGACCAGTACGAACAGGCCGAAGGCTTGCCCAGTATGGACGCAGTAGTGTCGAACCAAAACCCGCAAGCTACAGGCGAAGGCGGTCAGGGATTTGGCAACCGAATTATCGGTGGCGAAGCAGGGGTTGAAGCTGGCGCTGTACCAGATGGCAGCATGGAGCAGACTGACGTAGTCGGCACAGAAATGGCTTCCGACGTAGCATCGACTAACGAGCAGCCATTGCCCGGACAGGCGCTAAACAACGACGTAGATTACGAAATGGCGATGGCGGGCGGCGGTCAGCAGGCAGGGTTTATGCCCAATTCACGTCGGGCGGCTGGTCTTGGAACGGGCCAGATGTCCCGTGGCTTGATGTCACCGCGTACAGGCTTTGGCCGGAAAATGGGCTAGGAGTAAGGCATGTTCGGAGAAACAATTGGTAATGTCGTTGGCAGCAATTACGACGCTGGCAGCAAGGGTCGGTACAAGGCGCAAGCCTACGGCTCACTGTTTGACATGGGTTATTCCTACCAGCAGTCACGAAAAGACGAAGCCGCTTTAGATGAGATAACTGCGCTGCAAAGACAGATTGCAGAGGCGCAAATGTCTGCCGCAGCGCAATCGTCTGCCGACGAAGCGGCGTACCGTGCAAGGATCATTGAGCGCATCAACGCAATGGACACGTCGCTCAAGTCGTCGATGGCGAAGCTAGGCGCGAGAACGCAAGTCGATGGCGACGACATCGCCGCAAACTACAAGACGTTTCGCGGGCAGATGATGGACGACTACTATGAAACCGTTGAAATGGTAGGCTCTCAAAACAAAGCCTCAGCCATACGTCGAGGCATGGACCGCTCAACGCAATTCACTGACACGCAGGCAGAGCTAATTAAAAAGTCTACAAGTCAGTTAGGCGCAATAGACCAGAGTGCTTTCGACGCAGCGATCTCGCGCAGCAAAGGCTTTGCTGATGCGATGAACTCTGGACGATCTGAAACCTTCTCCGAGCTTACAAGTGTACTTGGCAAAGCCGCCGAGATGGAAGGCCAGTTCGTTACGAACAATGCGCCTAACCAAATGAAGAACGCTTCATCCGCGCTGGATGGGTTTGGCACAAATGCTTACAATAATTTCCAAGATAGCCAAAGCGTCATGGGTGACACTATGGCGAGCTTTAACGAAAAGCTGGCACCTAACTTCTCCTATGGGTTTGGCGATAAAGGTGTCTACACGGACTTGGCTGGCGGTAAGGACGCTCGTCGCGACGCCGCGCTTAGGGCCGCGATTGGTGGCGACAAATATGATCAAATAGTATCAGACACGAATGAGGTTGTTTAATGCGTATAGGTTCAGCTTTTCTCAAGGCACGCGACAATAAAGAAGACCGCATACAGAAACGTCGCAGTGACAACATGGCGGCGTTCAACAGCTATGTGAAGACGCAGTCTGAGCTTGGCGTAGAAGCGTCAGTTCAAGACTTAGAGAAGATGAAGCAGAACCTTGCGGGCGGTGATTTCTTTTACGGAAAGCAGCTACCGTCATCGAACGTCATCGAAGAAACGTCATCTCGACTTGGGGCTATCAAAGCCGACAAAGAAGCAGAAGAAGCAAGGACGGTTCTGCAAAACGCGAACACAAAAGCGGATGGCATGCGAGCCTCTATGGCAGGCTTTTTAGGCGCTAATCCTGACAACGCAGCGTGGTGGAACGCTAATAGTCAATCCGGCCCCTTAAAGGCCGTTGTTGATATGTATGGTGACACGCAGGCTAAAGTATATCTGAAAAACTTAAATGACCGAGGGGTCGCTGAGTACATACGAGACTTTGACCTGAGTAGCTACAAGACAATTGATGGCATTGAAGCCGCTGTCTCAGCCGCCCCAGCGTGGCAGCAGCCAAAGATCAAGGCTTATTTGAAAAGCAATTTGCAGCAATGGACTAATACTGAACGCAACAATGGGAAAAACGCCGCTCAAACCGCCCTGCCAGGAATTGTGAAAAACGCGCTCACCGAAGATGCCGCTGTCACAGCCGCACTTGCAGCGGGCAAACTTGGCATGTCAGACGACGCGACCACAAATTATGCGTGGCGCGACGCCATTACCCAACAAGCAAAAGCGGCGTTCGCCTTAAGGCTGAAGCCAAGATTTACGAAAGCGCAAGGCATCGCGTCTGGTCAGAATGATAAGAATTTGTTTACGAACAAGGCAGCTCGCGATTTAGCGGTTAATAAAATACTGGCAGATGCAGAAATTTTAGATGACGGTAGCAAAGAAGTAGACGATCTTAAGACGCAGCTAAATAACACCCTCAAGACCAACGCATCGGTTGCTAATACAGCTTTCGAAGACGCAACAATTACAGCATTATCAGCGAAAATTGCTCTACTACCCCCCTCCACGCTAGACCACTTAACCGCCGAAGATGACCCGCAAAAAAAGGTGATGGAACTTATAACAAGTATGGGCTTAGACCTTACTGGCACGCGCTGGGTTGATCCGAATGGCCAGCCCACTCCGTTCTTCAAGATAATTCAAAATAAAGTCTTGGCACAGATAACGCCCAAAATTGCACGCGGCCTTGTGCTGGCAAACGACGTAGACGAAGCCAACATAGAATTAGAAATTTTCGGTGGCGTTGCGAATGGAAAGGGCCAGTCTGCGGCAATCGCAGAATACATCAACATGCCACAAGACGCCGACCGTATGGGCAAGCTATTCACGGAAGTGAACCGCATACGTGTAGAGAATGATAAGCCTCCGTTTAAGTCGATAGAACTTGCCCAAGGTGACGAGGTAGACGACGGATGGACCGCAGTCTGGAAACAGCTTTCAGATCGGATTGGTTTGTCTCAAACCACTCTCTACAACACACGACGAGATGCAGCCGTCAAAACCGCCGACGCCCAAATATTAGAAGCACAGGAAACCGCTCAAGGATTGATCGGCAATTTGATAAATGACAACGATAAGGAAAGCCCCGAATTTAAGGCTTTGAACTACGTCGTGGGGAAGTTTTTTCTACCCCAAGGCGAACAAGAGTTGAGCGCAATATACCAACAAGTTATGGATGTCATCCGAACTGAGGGCTTAACTTTCGATGATGTGGATGAAGGTGTAGAAGCTAGATACCGAATAAGCCAAGTTGTTAAAAGTTTAAACGTACTGACTAAGGCCAGTGGGCAGGCTAGATTTCGTGCAGCACTATTGAGAAAATCCGTAGACGGCATTGTGAAGCCCGGAAGCTCTCTAACAGCTTGGGCCACAACGAACATAGACGGCTTGGACGACAAACAAATGAGGTTCACGCTCGACATGGAGGCGCTGACCCTCGACGCTGACCCCTTAATCATAGCGCAAAAGCAGAAATTATTAGATAAAGCGATAAAGAATTGGGACGCTCTTAAGATAGCCTTGGCCGCAAGCGCAGAGACACCACAGGTGGGCGGTGTGTTAGCTAACCCTGAGAAGCATGCAGCGGAGCTTACCCAAGTTTATAAGGATATTGACGAAAAGATTAAAACGCTCAAAAACACAAAGCCGACGGGAACGCCGACGTTCTTTAACCGCGACCCAGCGTCGAACCGTTTCGAGGTAAGAGAAGGTTTAGGGGACAGTGCAGAACAAATCGGTTTCAAAATGTTCACACTGTATAAGCGCGACTTAGAAGGCGGGTTTGTAATCGACACGGCGGCTACTTTGGCGAAGTACCCAAATGGCGCACCCGCAGCGGTCGGACCAGACGGCGGTCCAACCACCAGCGCCCAGCCACCTATCATATCGCCGGAAGACAACGCCGACCCCGTGCGGTTCGCCTCACCACTAGCCGCCGAGCCACTTTATAGCAATATTGTAGACCCTTATCGCACACTCGACGGCAAAAGTGCGCCCCGATTTATGAACCCTACTGGCGCAGCCACATTGAAAACGGTGAAGGTTAATGCGAAATTCTCAACTGGCAGGGTGCGTGCGTTAATAAACACCAAGTTCGAAACTGTTTCGGATGAAGATAAGCCAGTCGTTTCAGCTATTTTGAGGAGCGAGGCTTTTGCAAGATATCTCACTAAGAACGATGGTAGTAAGGGGGCCATGTTCGGTGTGTGGGATGGGTACAATGGCAATAGCCTAGAAACCATGTTTGCTAACCCAAGACAGTTCCTAGAAAATATGGCTAATCTTGACCTAGAGAGCGTGGCAAAGGGGGACAGGTATGAAGCAAATCAACTATGGAAACCCACCGCAGATGAAGCAAAAAAACTATTAGCGGCTATCTCAGCCTACGAGGAAGATATGTTCGACTAGCGGGGTCTGAAGGGGTACGACTTAGACCCCTCACGACGATATGATGTTTCCAACGTAGCGCGGAAACTGGAGTACCGTCTTGTGAGCAATGAAATTGACGCCATCCTTAGCAATATGGATGATGACGTTTCTGACAACGGGTCAGGAATGGGAACTAACAGCGGGCTTGGGTACGCAGCCAACTTAAACAAAGCAAACGCCAAGAATGTTTTTGCGCGGCAAGACTTTGTTCAGGACATTTACGACTACTACTACGAAAGGGACGGAAAGTCTTTTAGTGGTATCGACGAAGCAAAAGATTACTTCATGGAAGACCGCCGCTGGCGCAACATGAACCTCGTATCCATTGGCCGCGACTTAGTTGACGCTAATAATCAGTCTGATCAGCAGGGCAAAAGACTTGCACGACTACAGACTACCTTCGACGCCATGCCAAACTTCTACGAGGATGGTGGGGATGGCTGGAAAGGTTTTGCTACAAACGCTTTGGCAGTAGTGGCAGACCCAATAAATCTGATTGGTTTCGGTTCTGGTGGTGTGGCCGCAAGAGCGGCAGCGGCGGGCGTAATAGCAGGCGGCGGTAGGCAAGTCTTGCAGCAGTCGGGCATGGCGGCGGTGCGAGGCACAGCATCAAGGGAAGCCTTGAAGGCGGGCATATTCAAAGGTGCATTGTACGAGGGCGGCGTGTCTGGTTTGGCCGAGGGCGTGCTAGACGTAGGGATACAAGCACGTAACACAGAGTTAGGATTACAAGACGGCTACAGCTTGAAGCAAGGCGCTGTTGCGGTAGCTGGCGGCACGGTAATAGGCGGGGCTATGGGTGGTGCGCTTGGTGGTTTAGCCGCCAAGGTACGAAACCCCTTTTCAGACGGCATGAGCCAAACAGACCGTGGCATCCAAGACGGCAGAAACAGGGTAATGGACGCCGAGATGGACGCCGCAAACGCGGATAACATCGCACTAGATGAGGCAAACGCAAACGCAGACACGGGCGAAACAGCCCAAGAGAGTTTCACTCGGCGCATTGGCGAGACACGGGCAGCGGTCAATCAAAGAACGAACCTAAGTCGTGCGTCTGCGGCAGAAGGCGAACGATCAGCCAACGAACAGCGTACAGAGACAGGCCCATATGACACGCAAGACACGGATGGCGTCAATGCAGGCCAACTGACCGAAGACGACACTCTCGACTTAGCGGCTCAGAATGTTCAAAGCATGGATGAGTTGGCTCGCAAAGCGGAGCTAGACGCAACAACGGAAACCGACTTAAACAAACGTAACGCTCTTAATGAACGTGCGGTGAAGCTACGTCGGGCGTCCGAGGCTCTGCATGGCAAGCTGGAAAGGTATCTCAGCCCCGACGAGGTCACTAGCACTGAGCTAGTTCAAGAGATACTGCAAATTACAGACCAGAGCGATCTGCTAATAAAAATTGGCAACGACCCTGATGCGCCTCAACCGACAGGTAATACGGGTGGCGGTACTGCTAGAAACCTGACTGGTGCAGAGGCCGACGCCGACGCCGACGTAGCTAACAATGCTGGCGCAAGACCAGGGGATGGCGGCAATCTAACTGGCGATGAGGCCGGAGATTTCAGCGACCCTCAAAACTTTACAGGTGGCGATAATCGCATGGGGCCAAATCGGCCTGAAACCGCGCTGGTTCCTGAAACTGGGCCTGAGTTATCTCAACCTGACCAAGAGTTTAAAGATCGACTTGAGGAAAGTAAGGTTATCGACACAAGGCTTGAAACAGACGTTGCAAGTCTCAATGAAGAATTAGTCGGTGAACGGCAGAAGTTTGAGACTGACAGTCCCCTCATTGGCGAAGAACCAGATATCACGGAAATACTTAAAGCTGGCGACATTGCCGAAGTCGGTGAAGCCGCCGACGCCATGAAAGTACGTCTGTCTGGTGTGGCGCAGCAGAATGGCGTGGACATATCAGGCATACCAGACATGGAAAACTCTGGTGGCAAGGTTATTGTCGAGCGACTTAACGCGAAGCGTGCAGAATTACGAAGTGTCCAGCAAGCCAGAATAACTGAACTGGAAGCTAAGATCGACCAGACTGAGTTACGGCGTGCTGACAACAGTAGGATAAGAGACACTGAAAAAGTAGATTACGAAAAGGCAGTTGTGGAGCGGGACGCCCGACTAGCCCAAGAAGAATTAGACAGGGAAGTTACACGGACCCTTGAGAAGCAGCGCAAAGAAGCAGTAGTAGAGCAAGCCGCAGCCGACGCACGCAATCCGTCTTTAGTCTTTGAAACGCTCAACAGTAAGTCTGATACGGTTGAATACCTAAAGTCGATAGGTGTTAGCGAAGAAGATATGAAGCCGCTTACTAATCTCGACGCTCGGACCAACAGGCCAGCGCGACAAGAAGCATTTGTCAAAATCTGGAACGAACGAATGGGCCAAGAGTTGATGGTTCAGTACGCCACTTCCCGCATGGGTGATAATGGCCCTATCGACAGTTTCTACAACACTGACGTTTTGCCTGATAGTACCATGACCTTTTTTGAGGCCATTCTAGTCGAGCAGGGTTTTGATCCAGACTTACGCGCAGCAGCGTTAGCCTCTCACAACAAGATATTGGATAACCCCAAAGACCTTAACGACAAAGTCTTGGAATTACATACTTCACCTGAACATATAAATAGCCCCGAACTTTTCTTTGAGGCAGCAAAAGAACGGTTTGGCAATGCGTATGCCGAGAGGCTCGCCGTGCATCTTCACGATGACATTATTAACGCCCCAATCGCCAAACTCGATAGCTACACTTACAAGCAAGATGGGATAAACGCGACGTTACCGCCAAGGGACATGGCCAGCCCGTCTGGCGAGCCGCTTTACGGTATGAAGGTAGCGGGCGCAGAAAGAACACTGCCCTCTGGCAACCTCTCGACGGAGCCGAACGCTAACCGAGATGGGCGCGTAAAAGAAATCGAAGCGGTTATGTCCGACGCTATAAACAAAGAGCTTATGGCTTTGAAAGAGCGTGCAAGAAAGACTGCGCTCTTGGCTGGCATAACCGAAGAACAGGCAGACGCCGCCGCCACAAGAATTTACTACGACAAGATAGACAAGATGGTGGCTGACCGCGAAGGGTTCTTGGAGCGCAACGATGCGTTCCTTGATGGCCAGATGAAAACAGTCGCTAGTAGCATTTTAGAGATGAAGTCGGCGCGAGATGCTTACAACAAGACCCGTTCCGACTTGCCTAAAAAGTTTAATAGCAACCTTACTTCTGAGGAAGTTATTGTCCAAGAGCTTGATAGCAATGGCGAGTTAGTCGATCTGGATAAGATTAGATACACCTTAACACAGAGCGCGAAGCCGACCATTGAAGAAAGTGCTCTTTTGAACGCGCACTTCAAAAGCCTTGAGGCTCTAAGGGAGACTAAGCGTCGTTACTCAAGCACGGCTAAGTACAACGTCGTTATGAAAAACAATAATGTTCTCCCTATCGGCCAGCTTATTATGGAAGCTGAGAACGAAATACTGACGTTAAAAAGCAAGAAGCAAACCAGCATAAAAATTATCGCGCCTAAAGATCGTTCGTCGAAAGACATCAGCGTGGGTTTTGACGCAGGCTTGGCAGACTTCATAGGTCGATCACAAAACCGAAAGGGTGACGGCACATACGAGGTGAAAAACAAAGTTCAGGCTATCCTTAAAGGCTCTAACATCAAT